GAACCTTGAATGTGAAGAAGTCGGACAGTTCGTGAGCAATGCTGCGGTCGCACTGCACACGCACATTCACGGAGTCCACTTCCGTCACATCAAGGTCAACCATCATTTCAAGTCCTCGTTGCCGATAACACCACCGCCAAACCGTATGGTGTGTTTGGTTCCAAGATCACCTCGCCATCCGTAGAGGTGCACACCTGAATGCAGCATCATGTCTGCTCCGCACCTTATGGAATCTTTCCAATTAGGACTAGTTTTTTCGACCAAACGAGTCAGTGTAACTACTCGCTTTATTCCAAATTGAATGATGGCTCTAGCGCATTCTGAACACGCAGACCAGGTGGTGTACATCCACAGACCATTTACCGGCAAACCGTTTTGAATTGCCTTGAATATGACTGCTCGTTCTGCGTGTTCGGTGCAGTAATTCTTCTCTTCCATGTTTCTCGGGAATCCAGCGGACGCGATCTGATCTGGAACATGATTATGTGCAGACAATATGACTCCCTTGTTTGGAAGAACCAACACAGCACCAACTTGAGTGATCGGATCGGTGCTGTGACGAGCAACCGCGAATGCGTCTTGAAGATACATTCGATCCACCCACCAGTTCTGCTTGTCTTCGTTCAACGAAATCAAGTAGTGGTCACTGCCCATTTGTGAACTTTCTCCAATCTATGGCATTGCGTATCTTCCAATGCCTGTTGTTGAGTTCCTTCACGATCTCTTCCAAGAGAGATATCTTTTCCTTTTGGTATACTATTTTTTGCCGTATCTTGTTGAGGTCTTCGTCACCCTCAAGATACAGATCAATGTCGTTTCGGAGTATCTTCAGAGAAAACTGCTCCCATCCACGAGCAAGCAGTTCTTCTTGCGACATCTTTCCGGTGTAGTACTCCCACTTTGCCTTAAGCAAAGCAGACAGATCAAACTCTGCCTTTTTCAAAGCCAGTCGCTCATCCGTCAGGAAGTTCAGGTACTTGCTGTGCAACTGCGGAATCTTTAAAGACTCCAAGTCCAAAGCACTGTCGTCCATCCGAACATCCCGTTCAATTTCTTTCCTGATGTCATCAAGGGTCATGGTATTCTCCGTGGGCGTATTGTAACGCACTGCCTACGGATGTCAAAGTGAAATTACAGGATTTCTATATTGTAATTCCGATACGCAAATGTGGCTGTGCACTGAAATGGCTCAGGATCAACAAGAGTGGAAGTGAAATCAACAGACCCAAGGGTTCTAGGATACAAACCCTCAAAGGTAACATTGATTTTTGGGTTCTTTGTGCTGTTCAGTATTACGAGATTTGCTGTAGACAGATGTGTGTTTGCAGGGCGGAACTCTTCGTAGTTTTCCACATTGGTAGTGGATCGCATCCAATTGAATATCTCAAACCAGTTCTTCATTTCTTCGTCTATGATGAATGTGATACTGAGTTCATCGAAATCCATCTTGGACGGACTCTTGATTGCCATGAATGGGGTAGGCATGATCACTTCACTCATGGTGACCGTTGGAAGTGACGCACTTTGGCAAAAGTACATGGTGTGTGGAATACGCTGAATGGAAAAACGATAGTAGGTGGGTAGCAGAGGATTGATGCGCTCTGGATACCTCGCCTTGATGTCGTCAGGGATTACGCTGAAATCGTATGGTAGTGCCATATGAGTATGTATGCCTCAAACGAAAAGGGGGAGAGGTTTCCCTCTCCCCCGATCCGTAAGGTTGATTCCGACTATTACGATGCAACGCCGTGGAGGTTGTCCACACGGAAGATGCGGTAGTAGCGGTTGACGCGAGCCGCGAGGCGACCGTTGCCGACATTTGTTCCCTCCGCGAAGGGGTTCGCAACCATGCCGTAGCGGGTCTTGAACGCCATCTTGGGCTGGAAGGTGTCGGTGGTCACGGCGCGCATCATCTGTAGCGGGACATAGGGGCAGTAGAACAGACCCGCATCATACGGGCTGGTTCCCTTATATCCAACGCAGACGAAGTTACCGCCGCTGGCAGCAGTGGTGTCAATGTAGGGGTCGATGTAGACCTTGATCTTGCCGTTGAGCGTACCTGCAAAGGTGTTGCCCGTGTCATCAACATCAAGGCTGACATTCAGCGCGGGGCTGATGTTCAGGAAGCCACCCATTGCGAGGGCTGAAGCAACATCTGCCGAGCAGATGATGAAGTTGCCCTTGCCACGGCGGGTTTCCTTGGCGATCTGATTGCACTCACGCTCAATCTGGAACATCAGACCACGGAACTTCTCCGCGCTCCAACGACCGTCAGAGTCCTGAATGAGATCGTACACGCCACCAACAGCAGCAGCAGCACTCAAGCCGCCAGCGATGGTCTTGTAGTACAGGTCGCCCTGCTGTGCACCGAGGCGAGCATTCTTGTACACGGTGCGAACAACCTCGCGGTTGATTTCGGCAAGGATTTCCGTGCTGAGAATGTTGGCAAGTTCTGTCTCAGCGTCAAGACCGTGAATAGCCTTGAGATCCTGAGCCAGTTCGATGCTGTAGGACGCAGCAAGAGCGCGAGTCTTGGCTTCGACAGCCACACGCTCAATGCTGAAGCCCATCTCAGCAGGAGTAACGGCTTCGCCCGTGCTCGTAGCCATGCCTGAACCAGTGGTCAGACCGCTAACGGAGTCGGTGTTCATGCCGGGGTAACCAGCAAACGGATCAGTGAAGAACGACGCAGTTGCCGTGATGCCTGTGGCAGTGGTCGGAACCGTTCCACCAGCAGGACCGGTGTTACCGTTTGCACCAGTGACACCCGAGAAGGTGCTGAGTGCTTCGTTGAAGAACGCTTCGCTACCAAAGGTTCCGCTGCTGGAACCAGTCTTGCCGTACAGCGAACGCATGGCGAAGATCAAGCCTGTCGGAGCAGACATAGCCTGAACGCCGCAAATGTCGTAAGCCATCAGGTTGGGCATGGCGCGACGAACCAACTGAATGAGAATTGGGTCGTAGCCCTTGATGTTGCCTTCGCCACCAACAACAGGTGACATACCGCCGCTTGCGATGTTGGAAGTCTCAACAAGCATCTGCTCCTTGATCGCCTTCTCCTGATTCTCAAGAAGGGTGGCGAGGGTGGCGCGCTTGTGAGAGTCCTCAATCTTGGGCATATCGGCGTGGTCGATGACAGGCTTCCACTTGCGGAGTGCCTGTTCTGTTAGAAACTTATTTTCCATTTCCTACTCCTTATTTGTGAACAGTCTTGTGACTGAAAGATACGCTAATGAAGGATCAATCCTTCGACTTGCTCATCGAACGCGCAATGGCTTCGACTAGCGGTGACGCTTCGGTAGCATCTTCGAAGGACTCCTCCAAGGACTCCTCTTTGGTTGCTTCCTCTGCAACGGGTGCACCGATGGTTTCGATGTTCTCGCGGAGAACACCCAACTTCTCGGCAAATTGCTCAACGGTATCGAACTCAAGGTCTTCGGCTAGACGACGAAGTTTCTCGGATTCGGTGTCGGTAAGCCCTTCAGCGATCTCACGGAAGACGATCTCGCACTTCAACTGCTCGACCTCCTCAGCGAGTTCGATGTTCTTTTCGACCTGCGACTGTAGTTCGCCGTCAAGGTTCTCAACCTCTTCAACGGTGGACTCAAACAGGTCCAACTTCTCCTCGGGAACCTCAATGTAAGACTCGGCAAAGAGTCCGCGGAGGTTAGAGATGAAGTTTTCGGTGATCTCGGTGCGGAGTCCCTGCTCAACGGCAAGGCGATTCTCCTGCATCCACTCCTCAACCACATAGTTCAGGTAGTCGTCAATGCGCTCAACGAGTTCTTCGGTAACAGCAACAGTGTGCTGCTCCAACAGTTCCTCGTACTTAGCCTTGACTTCCTCTTCGATCTGATGGACGCGCTCGTTGAGGTGTGCCTCAAACAGAGTGGCGGCAGAAGCCTTGAACTCTTCAGAGAGTTCCTGACCACTGAACATGGCAGCAAGGTCTTCCTTGACTTCCTTCTTCTTGCCCTGACCAACCTCGGGAATCTTGGTTTCAGCCTTGGCATCAGAGGGCTTCGGCTTGATTGTACCCTGATTCTTGCCGCTGGCATCGCCAGTGGGAGCAGGAATCTCGGCTTTCTTGCCGTTGGCAGTCTTGTACATCTTTTCGCTGGCGTAGTCAGAGGCGGCTTCTTCAACCTTCTCCTTCTTCTTGCCAAACTTGCCCTTGAGGAAGGCGGGCATCTTCTTCTTGCCCTTGGAGTCCTCTTCGTCCTCCTCCTCTTCTTCCTCTTCTTCGTCCTCTTCCTCTTCTTCCTCGGACTCTTCGTCCTTGGCTTCTTCGAGTTCTTCCTCTACGATTTCTTCGCCGTCTTCGTAGACTTCCTCCTCAGCGATGGCGTCCTCGTCGGAGGTGTCTTCGCTCTCGGGAGTATCCTGCTCCTCGGCGTTCTCCGCGAGGAAGCCTTCGCCCAGGATTACCTTCTTGATGACATCT